GCCACAACCTTGCTAGGGTCTTCTGTTTTCAGAAACTTAGCCGCAACTTTTCTTTTGTCAAAAAATGCACTAGCCTGTTTCTTTGTTTTGTTTGCCCTTTCGGCAAATTGCTGTGCCGATTTGATGTCAGAAAGCTGGTCTGTCAAACCAATCTCATCAATTATCTGCTGGTTGTTTCTAAGGAAACGAGACAGGCTGCTGACATTTATTTCGTCTGTTACTGGATTCCTTCCCACTTGATTTGTCATAGCAAGAATAAAATCTCTTTGAGCCTCAAGCATGTCAGGCTGTCGTGATATAGCTTCCTCTGTGTATGGCCCTACGGAAAGAGGCTCAGCAGCTTCTCTAAGCTCCCTCATCTCTCCAGTCTTTGCTTTGCTTAAAACATCTTCAGCGCGTATTGACTGACCGCCAGTGCGAGTAGTTCCTAAGACCCTTCCAGCAAAGGTGTTTGTAATTTTTTCATTTAACTTACGAGAAAAAGCACGGGCTATGTTGGCCTCAATACCCTGAACTGTTTGCAAGTCTTCCAAAGAAGCGTCAGCAATATCTTTCATCAATCTTGCATCATCAAACTTACCGTCTGCTCTAAGCGCTCTAGCTTGTTTTAGGGCAACAGAACGAACCCTCAACATATCACCGCTTGTTACAATGCTTCCATTTCCCGTAGCTTTAGGAGTTGTTGCTCCAAAAACACGAGCAATAAGCTCATCTGCATTTTCTGACGGAGCATCATCAACAGCACGAAAAACTCTTTTAGAAAACTTCTCAATAGGCGCAGGTAAATTTTCTTCCTGCAAAAGCTCTGCACGAGCCTTAGATATTGCATTGGCAGTTGCATTAGGCTCAATACTCAAGTCTTTATCAAGAGATTCCCAAAGGCGCGTCTCAGTTGCGCGAGCATCTTTCATCGCATCTTCAATAATCAACTTTGCCCTAGAGCTTGCATCTTCAACATCTGTCGGCCCTAACCCCTCAACAGAGCGCATAGCATCCATTGCCTTTTGTTCCGCTCTGACAATGCGATTGTCCAACAACCCTTCAAGATAATCTTTTCTAATTTGAGCAGCCACAACAATTTTGTCTGGGTCGCCAGTCTGCAACAATTCCTTATACTGCTTGTTAAAGGAGGCAATAGTTTCTTCTGCTTGTTTTTTATATCTTGCGCCTACGTTTCCGCCCTCACTAATCAATGTTCTTTCGAGAGAAGATATATACTGGCTATCACCAACCTGCGCCGCAGTTAAAGACTCGACATCAAGGTCGCGGGACAAAACATTATCAGCATACTCAATAGGGTCTATACCTTCCGCAAGAACACCCTCTTGCAAGATTCTGGCGGCTTCATTTTTGTTGCCGTCTGGCAATTTATCTTCCACAGCAAGCCGCATTTTGTTAATCAACTGCGGCGCAAAACGAGAAACAATCATTGTCGGCGTGAATGTTGCGGCAACCTCACCTACAATTCTTGCAGAGGGAGATGATGGAGCAAGTGATTCAGCAACGGCTGCTCCAAGCCCAGCCGCCGCACCAAGACCTGTTTCAGTAGCAAATGTTGCTACTGGTGTTCGTCTTGCTGTTTCCATTATTTCACGACCAGCGCCCCTGAGAGCACCAACGGGTTTTTGAAGGTCGCGCGCAGCCATTAAGGTTTTTGGCGCAGACCTCAAGGCCGCCGCACCAAGACCAGCGCCACCAGTAATTGTCGCTCCTAAGGTTTCCCCAGCAACAGCAGCGGGGCGAAACCTTTCTGGAACATCTTCAATTGACTCATAACCGAATCCAACATCCGAAAGTTTTTCTCTTAAAAAAGCACCACCACCTATAGGTTTTTCTGCTGTAGGAATACCTAAGAATTTTGTAACCCCAGAGGCCACGTCAACAGGCAAGCCCAACAAACCAGCTGCGCCAGTATATAATCCACGCAAACCATACTCGGCAACATTAGTGCCAAATGACTTTGGCGACCCTAAATCATCACTTTGATTTTTTAATAAATTACTTATATCGCCTGCAATAGCTTTAGCTGCATCAACGTCACCAGCAGCATCAGCCCTTAAGAGTGCGCCCTCTAATTCTTTAATCGTTGGCATCGCACCACCTATTTGTACATTTCGTAAGCTGCCCGCCCCTCAGGAGACAGGCTGCTTGCATTGCGATTTCTACTTTCCAAACGCCGTTGCGCTCCACGAGCAGAGCCTCTTGAATCAATACTTTCCGTTTCAAGTCGACGAGTTTTTTGCAACATAATTTCATACGGAGCTTTTACAGCGTTAAGTTCCCTTATAGATTGCTGTAGTTCTTTTTGTTTTTTCGCAGATGTTGTTGCGCTTAGCTCGCTTTGCAACAAAGACTTTTCACGTTCAATTTTGTTAATAAGGGCTTCTGTTTTTGCTTTAGCAACAACATCGCTATCAGTTGTTTGCGGTAGATTTTTTTCAACAACATCTTTAACAGCTTTTGTGTACCTAGAGCCTAAGGCCTTTGTTAAGCCAATTTGGGTTTCTGTATTCATGCTATTTAATTGAGCTTTTGCTTCAGCTGTTTCCTTAAAAGCCTCAAAACCCAAAGCGCGAGGAACAGCACCTATAACACTCTTCCCAAAACCATAAACGTCACCACCTGCCGCTGTTGCTATATCGGGAACATCTTGCTCAGTAACCTCAGGCAAATCTGGTGTCAACGATGGAGCTATAGAAGTTGAAGCAAATGGGTCTATCTTTTCTTTAGTAACAGGGTCAAATAAAACTTCACGACCATCCTCATCTTTTATTTTTATATAGTCAGGTTTTCCTAACGCTTTTATTGCAGCGGCCTGCTGAAGCTGGCTACCCAAACTTTTCTGATATGCTTGCTGTGCGCCAAGAAGCCCCTGCCCCAAAGAAGCAGATGTGCGAATAGGTGTCCGTGATGGGCCTTGACTTAAAAGCCCCATACCCAACTGAGTAATAGCTTGCTTCTGAGCCTGTCTGCGAACATCTTCACCAAGTAGTTTTTCGAGTTGAGTACCACCACCAAAAAGATTACCAGAACGATAACTCTGCTGAACAGGAGAAACAAACCTATCAAATAATCCTTTAATCATTATGACCTCCCTAGCAATCCGCCAATCAACGCACCAGTAAGCGGGTCTTGCTCGTATATTTGAGAGCCAATCAATGCACCACCCAAGAACTGCTGCCCACTGCTAGGCTCATAATATGGCGTAATCTGCGTTGAAACCTTACCCATTGGGAAGCCAGCAATAATGTTCTGGTAACGAGACAACTGCTCCATCGGAGATGTCTGCTCATACTGATAACGCTGCATAGCTTCTTCAATGCCACGTTGCGCTTGAGCTTCACGAGCAGCACCGACTTGTTGCAGGCGGGCAATGTCAGAATAGTCAGCAGAGGCCATCGCTGGGGCCATCTGTGCAGCTTGCAGGCCAAGACCGCGCTGTGTGGCAAAGTCACGATAGGCTACATCAGCAGCCACATCACCCAATGCGCGGGCTGTAACATCAGCAGCAGCACCAGAACCCAAGCGACCACGTTGAGCCAGTTGACTCTGCACACGGGCTTGTACGGGGTCTAGCGCACGTTGGATAGCACCAGTAAGCAAACCAGACTGTGCGGGCGGTACATACTGACCTTCAGCACCAGTGCTACCAAGAAATGAACCAAGAGTTGCTTGAGCTTGTTGTGTCAGTGGGCTACCAGCTACGGCGCGTTGCTCCTGCATACGCAGTGCTTGCTCTGTCTGTGGTGTAAAGCCAGCATAAGTTTGACCTTGAAAAAACTGCGGCGCACCAGCTTGATACTGGCGCAATGCCTCAGACATACCATACTGCAAGAAGGGTTGAGCAAAGGCATCAACACCTGTCTGGGTTACTGTTTCTGTAGTTCCATCTGCCATTTTATTTACCTCTGGCCTTAATTTATACGGTTATCCACCGTTTGTAAACGCTATCCTAGAACAGCGTAATGAAAAAGAATGTCATCTGTATTTGCGTTGCTACGATGTGTAAGCGTGAAGGTTTGCTTGCCCACGCTACTAATATAGAGATGAGATAGCTCTTGGGCTGCATTAGACGATTTAGGTGTCCAAAGAATCACACTGTTAGGGTTTACGCGCAAATCACTAACTGTTGTGGTTGTAGAGCTTGCAGTCAACTGAAACGCGCCAGTAGAGTTTATCTTACCCTCCACAAGGTTGTTCACCACCTCCGCGACCTCACGAGGCGTGCCACCCATATTCGGAAGTCTGCGGTATTGGTTAGCCATTACCTGCGTCCTATCGTGTTGGCATCAACGTCAATGCCCTGCGCTTTTTTCCATTCGCCGCTCAAGTTCAAGCGCACCCGATGGTAGCGTCCGTTAGAGCGTACAGGGCAGAAATTGTCATTGTTTAAGGTAGATGCGCTGCCAAACGTAAATGTGTCAACCTGACGATTACGAGAGGCTATCTGTGCGGTCACTGTGCCAGTAGAGTTTTCACGCAAAGTAACATATGGAATGACATTGTTTAACAGCGAGTGAGAACCCTTACGCACCTCAAACTCAGCAGTCTCTACTGTTGCGCTCAATGTGCTTCCTGTGAAGGTTTGGATTTTTTTGTCTTTAGAAGCGGCAAATAGAAACTCGCCGCCGCGATAGACAGCACCATCGAGAGAAGCAGGTAGAACGTCAAGATTACCAAAAGCAGCATCAAGAGCTTCAAGAGTGTAGCCAGCGGTATAAATAGGTGCAACCATATCCACAGCAACAGATGCGGTACTCCACTTATCAAGCGCATAGTTATAGATAATAAGTTTGTCAGGTGAACCATTCGTAGCCGCCGTACTCGCATAAGACCAAACAATAATCTGGCGCAGAGGGTCAGCAGAGGCAGTCATATTCTTAGCATATGCACCGTCCCAATCCTCCAAGAAGAAACGGTTTACCTTCTCTGCACCGATGGCGCGAGAACGCTCACCATCAAACATATAGAAGCCGTCATCAGCCAGATAGAAGACACTGTGACCAACATTACAAACGCTGCCAGAAACCTTACAGCCACGCACCGTCTCCACCTTGTCGAACTGGAATATCAGTGGCGCACCAATGTAACTACCGCGCACAATGCCCTTCTCCATAAGAATAGTGGCATACTCACCGCCGACAAGTCCAGTCACATCACCCATATCTTGAATGTCTTGGAAGTCAGCCTGAGTCGTAGCATTTACAGCCCAGCTTGTAGAATCACCAATACCACACCAGCGCACACGGTATGGCTTGTTGCCGTCCGTTGTGTCATTAGTAAAGCCAGTCATTACAAAGTCACGCACCACGGCAAGATACTTGGCCTTCGGTGCATCAGCAGAAAGGTCAGAGAACAATCCAGCGGCGGCAGCAGTAATCTTTTGAATAGGGTCGGCAAAGTTAGTGGAGATTACGGTTTCACCAAACTGAACAAAACGAGGGCGGTCTTCTGCGCCAGTGCTGTAGCCACCAGCCTTGCTAATGTCATCTAACGAACCATCAGTCGTATCAAACTTGTAAATCTTTGTACGGTCAGCAGCATACAAACCGACATTGCCATCATCATCGGCAGCAGCAAACATGCCTACAATTACCTCATCGGCAACGCCACTAATGGGAGAGATGTTCTGCATGCTCTCATAGCCAGCAGCAGCAGGAATAACATTGTTAGCTACCGTGACACCTGCATTACCAAAATCTGATTGGTCAGGTAAAAATTCCCCAAAGCTAATCA